CCGACGATCCGGGAGATCAAGTGAAAGGTGGTGAGGTTAGCAATGAGGATTGAGATTCGAGACGATTGCATCATGATCGACGGATATGTCAATGCGGTCGAGCGTGAAAGCAAAGTCCTCCGCAACCGATCCGGAACATTCGTTGAAAAGATCAAAGCCGGAGCATTCGGGAGGGCATTGGATCGAGCAAAGCGAACATCCAGCGAGGTGAGAGTGTTGCTCAATCACAATTATGAGCGAGAGCTTACCTCGACGAGAGATGCAAAGACAAAGATCTTTGAGGATGCGATCGGGTTGCGTTGTCAATGTGAGATCCGAGATGCGGAGGTCATCCAAAAGGCGAGAGACAAAAAGCTCCGTGGATGGTCATTCGGTTTCACGGCTCTCCGTGATAATTGGACAAAAGGTGAGAACGAGCAAAACTCACATCGAGAGGTGAGGGAGCTGGATCTCAAAGAGGTGTCGATCCTGGATGACACAAAGATCCCGGCTTATGACGGAACATCCATCGAGATGAGGGATGAGGACGGCGAGGATCTGATCGAGTTCAGAGCATTCGACGAGGATGTGGAGGTCGAGGACAAGACAACTCCGGAAGAGAGGTCATTCGACAATCACGAGTTTGAAAATCGTTACTTATCCACATTTTGTGGTTAAGCGATACAAAGAAACCTATTTATTTTAATTTAGGAGGAAGAAAAATGAATCTTAAAAAGTATTTAGAGATGATCGAGACAAAGAGAGCCGAGATGCGTGCGATCCTGGACACCGCAAACGGTGAGGAGCGTGCTCTCACAAAGGAAGAGCGTGAGAAGTTTGAGAAGCTCAATGAAGAGGTTGACGCTCTCAATGCTACCGTGAAAGCTATCCAGGAGGAGAGAGATCTCGAAACTCCCGAAATCGAGGAGGATGTGGATGAGAAGAACGGTGAGGACGAGGAGAGATCTGTCGAGGAGATGGAGGAGCGTGCTTTCGAGGACTTCTTGAGAGGTCGTGTTTCCGAGGAGCGTACCGCTACCAACATGACAAAGGGTGACAACGGTGCGGTTATTCCCACCAGCATCGCAAACAAGATCATCGACAAGGTTGTTGAGATCTCTCCCGTTTTCGCAATGGCTGATCGCTACAATGTCAAGGGAACATTACAGATCCCTTATTATGACGCAACATCCGGTGACATCGTGATGGATTATGCGGACGAGTTCACAGACGGCGAGAGCAAGTCCGGCAAGTTCGCAAACATCACTCTCGGTGGTTTCCTGGCTCGTGCAATTTGCGATGTGAGCAAGTCTCTCATCAACAATTCACAGTTTGACATCGTGAATTTCGTCATCAATAAGATGGCACAGAAGATCGCAATCTTCATCGAGGGCGAGCTTCTCAATGGTACAGAGGACAAGATCGCTGGTCTTTCTACTCTGACCGCTGGTGTTACAACCGCAACAAAGGGCAAGATCACCGGTGATGAGCTGATCGATCTCCAGGAGACCGTTCCCGATGTATATCAGAGCGGTGCGGTTTGGATCATGAATCGTGCGACCAGGAAAGAGATCCGCAAGATCAAGGACGGCGAGGGCAATTACATCCTCAACCGTGATCTCAATGCTCGCTGGGGATATACTCTTCTCGGCAAAGAGGTCTATACATCCGACAACATGGGCAAGCTTGCGGACGCTGGCTCAACTCTCATCTATTACGGTGATCTGAAAGGTCTTGCCGTAAAGGTTTCCGAGGATGTCAACATCGATGTTCTCTTTGAGACAAAGGCTCGTCAGCACGCCGTTGAAGTGCTCGGTTTCGTTGAGCTGGATTCAAAGGTACAGAATGCCGAGATGCTCACAAAGATGGTAAACCACGCATAATTTGAGGAGGTTTTGGGATGTATAATGCAAAGAATTACACCGAGCAAGGTGGAGAGACCACTCACATCGGCGGTGAGCTTGTATTCGAGAACGGAGCGTCCGTCAAAGGCGGTTTTGTTCCCAACATCGAAACAGAATCTCCCGGATCCGATTCGGTGGCAAAGGTTAGAACGAGCTTGAATGCTCTCATCACAAAGCTGAAAGACGGCGGTGTCATCGTCGGTGATCCTTTCAGCTTGACATATTCGGCGGTGAACGACACCGTTGCCGGACACGCTGATCGTCAGTTCAACACCGGAAAGATCTCGGATGTTTCCATTGACGGAAATGTGATCACCATCACACTTTCCTCAAAGGTCAAGGATCTGAAAGATTTCGACGGTGGCAACGGCTGGGGTGTTCACAAGTGGCTCGGAATTGGTCTCGGAGCTGGTCTCGGAGCAATCACAAATCTGACATACAACGGATCATCAATGACCGAGGGTGATGTTGAGGAAGCGACCGCTTGCTCACTCTCCGAGGGATATTTCGTCCGTTGGGTTGCAAGTGATCTCGTGCTCGCTGGTGACAACTCACAGAAATCCGTTGATTCGTTCAAGTTATGGTCGAGCGGATATGCTGAAACCGAGTACAAGCTCGTGATTGTTGAGCCTACCGAGTAAAGTGAGGTGACAATCGATGAAGATTAGTGAGGTAACAACCGACACTCTCATCGATTATCTTCGCATTGACGAAGCAACCGAAATCGAAGAAAGCGAGATCGAGCGCATGAAAGCAAGCTCGATCTCGTTTATTTCGGGATATACCGGACTTTCGGAGGCGGAGCTTGATGAGTATGAAGATCTCACACAAGCTCTTTTTGTTTTGGTTGCGGATATGTTCGACAATCGCAATATGCAAACGGACAAAGCCGTCAATGTCAACAAGATGGTGGATCGGATTCTCGGAATGCACTCGGTCAATTTGTTGTAGGAGGTGAGGCGGATGAGACGGACACTCGACATCGGAGCACTCAATAAGAGGATCACATTCCTCAAATTGGATCCCGAAGCGGAGGACGATCTCGGTCAGCTCACCAACGGATTCACAGAGATCGGGACATATTGGGGATCACTCTATCCGGTGAGAGGACAAGAGTTCTATGAAGTACAAAAGATTCAAGGTCGTGTCACACATAAATGTTATGTGAGATTTTATGAATCTATCTCGGAGCTGGATTCAAACAATTTCCTCCGGTACGGCGGAAAGACATACTCGATCGAGAGTGTGAATGATGTGGATCTTGCTCACAAGTATTTGGAGATCTATTGCTCCGAGCATATCAACAAAGAGGAAATCGACGATTATGTTCCTCCCACTCCACCAACTCCTCCGGATCCGGAGGATGACGAGGACGAGGAGGTGATCGACGATGAGTGATGTTGAGATCACGGTTTCGGGCATGGATGAGCTGACGGATTCACTTGCGGATCTTGCTCGCAAATATCCGGATCGAGCCGGAGAGCTTCTCCAGGCAAACGCACGGGAATTGCGAAAAGAGGTTGTCCGCAAGGCAAAAGAGGTCACCAACACAAGCGCATCCAGCAAGAAATCACTCGGAAAAGCCGGATCATACAAGATTTCTCCGGTGCTCGGATATGGTGAGAATCAATATGTCGAAGTGAGTGCGAAATCGCCTCATTTCCACCTGGTTGAACATGGTCATGTTCTCAAAACGAAGAGCGGTCGAGCGATCGGATTCGTCCAGGGACGGCATATGATGAAAGAAGCCGTGAAGATCCATGAGGAGAAGTTTCCGGCAACGGTCTCCGGTATGATTGACACGCTATTGAAAGAGGAGGGATTGACTTGAAGCTGAAAGAGGTCAAGACGGGAATCGTCACTCTCATCAAGTCGAAATTCCCGTCTATAAAAATTTATTCGATGTCGGTTGTGGAAAATATGAAGCGACCGGCTTTTTGTATGCAATTAAAGCCGACACAAACGGAGCCGAGCAATTTCAACACTCGGCGAAATCAAATGACGCTTTACATTGACTATTTTCAAAAGGTGGTCGATGAGGGTGACATCCTGGATGTGATTGATGATCTCCGGGATCTTTTCGGTTTGAGCATACAGATCGGGGATCGAGCGATTGATGTCACCGCTTTTGATTGGGACTATATCGGAACGGATCGCAATGTTCCGGAGATCTCCATTGATCTTGAATGGTCTGATCGGATCGTTCATGAGGTAACCGAGCCGTTGATGGAATCGATGGCTCTCAATGAAAATTTAGAGGAGGAATAAACAAATGAGTGGAATGCCGAGTATTTCAATCACATTCACAGAGGTTGCTTCGAGTGCAATCCAGCGTGGTGAAAGAGGCATCATCGCAATGATCCTCAAAGAAGCCACTCCTCCGGCGAATCCCGTGATCACGGTCAACACCGTGACGGATGTGCCGAACACACTCACAACCGCAAATCAGAATCAGCTCAAACTTGCGTTAAAGGGATATGTCAACGCTCCGAAGAGGATCGTCGCATACATCATCCCGGCAACAGTTGTCCCGGAGGGAGAGACGGATCCGGTAAATAATACCGATTACACCGATGCTCTCGCATATTTTAGGACGATCAAGTTTGATTATCTTGTTGTTCCCACCGCTGGCACGGACAACAAGACAAGCGATCTCGTGAGCTATGTCACCACCGAGAGAGCAAACAACAAGCTCATCAAGGCGGTGCTTCCGAACACGGTCGCTGACAAAGAGGGAATCGTCAACTATGCAACCGCAAAGGTTTACGAGGGCGATACCGAGTACACCACCGAGGAATTTTGTGCGAGAATCGCCGGAATCATCGCCGGAACACCGATCTCTATCTCTTGCACATATGCTCCCGTTCCGGAGCTGACCGATTGCACCAGGCTCACAAAGGCGGAGATGGACACGGCGGTCAACGCTGGAAAGCTCATCGTTTGGTGGGATGGTGAAAAGGTCAAGGTTGCGAGGGGTGTCAACTCTCTCACAACTCTCACCAGCGAGAAAAATACACAGTTTCAGAAGATCAAGATCGTCGATGCGATGGATATGATCGCAAATGACATCCGGATGACCGCCGAGGACAACTATCTCGGCAAGTATGCGAACACATACGACAACAAGTGTCTCCTCATTTCGGCGATCGGAAACTATTTCGATCAGCTCATCGCCGACAATGTGCTTCAGAGCGCAAAGATCGAGATTGACATCGATGCAAACCGCTCCTATCTGAAAGGAAGAGGTGTCGATGTTGACAAGATGACCGATGACGAGATCAAGGTTGCAAACACGGGATCATTCGTGTTCCTCAAAGCGACAATTTCCATCCTGGACGCTATCGAGGACATTGTTCTCCCGATTACGATTTAAGGAGGTAAAAGATCATGAGTTATGCACCGGAAAAAACCATCAACGGCACTTTCGGCGAGTTGTGGATCGATGATTACTATCTCGCCGAGGTGACCGGACTTGAAGCAAAGGTCACGCTTGAAAAGACCGAAGTCAATCAGACCGGCACGCTCGCAAAGGGCTACAAGATCACCGGAATGGATTGCAAGGGAACAATCAAGCTCAACAAGGTGACAAGCTACTTCATCAACAAGCTTTCTGATCAGATCAAAGCCGGTAAGACACCGACATCCACGATCATTTCAAAGCTGGCTGATCCCGACGCATTCGGAGCCGAGCGCATCAAGCTCACCGGATGCACATTCGACGAGCTGACGCTTGCGAATTGGGAGGCGAAGAAGCTCGCCGAGGAGAGCATTCCGTTCTCATTCACAAGCTGGGAGCTTCTCGATACAATCCCGGCAATGTAAAACGACACTTTTCTCTCAAAAAGGAGGTTTTGTATTATGAATTTAGTTGAACAGTTGATGAAAGCCGACATCAAGAAAGCCGATGAGCTGGAATTTGGAGTGTATAAGTCCAAAAAGCTCGCAAAGGTGCTCGGATCGAAAGAGCCGACGGTTGATGTCAAGATCAAAGAAGTGAGAAGCCGACGCATCAATGACATTTTGAGCTATCAGATCAACAAGAAAGGTGATCTCGATTACTCAAAGACATATGATGCAAAGCTCATGATGTGCGTTGAGGGTGTTGCCGATCCCGATCTCCGGGACAAGGCTCTCCAGGAACATTTTGAGGTCACCGATGCGAAAGCATTGTGTGAAAAGCTCTTCGGATTCGAGGTCAATGAGCTTTCGGATGCTATCTCCTCACTTTCGGGCATCCATAGCGATGACGAGAACATGGAGGATGAAATAAAAAACTCATAATGGCGAATGGGGAGGTACAGTTGATGTACCTCCTTTTTCGCTATCATCATATTTTACCGAGTGTATGGGAGGAAATGGGATTCGGAGAGAAAACCATTGTCAGAGCTTTCATGCACCATGAAATTGAAACTCGAAATGAAGAAATAGAACAAATTCAAGAAATGTGGAGGTGATTGAATGGCTGGAAAAATCGTTGATGTCACACTCCGGCTGATCGATAAAGTCACCGCTCCTCTCGGTGGAGTTGAAAGCAAGCTGAAAAATAGTGCGAATCAATGGACGAAAGCCGGGAAACAGATTCAAAACGCTGGAAAAGCGATCACAAATGTCGGATCCGATATGACGAGGAAGCTCACCGTCCCGATCGTGGGAGCTGGTGTCGCTTCCGTGAAACTCGCATCGGATTTCGAGGCTGGAATGAGCAAAGTGCAATCCATCGCCGGAGCCACGAGCGACGAAATCGGAACGCTCGGAGAAAAGGCGAAAGAGATGGGGGCAAAGACGAAGTTCTCCGCAACGGAAGCCACCGAAGCATATCAATATATGGCGATGGCTGGATGGAAAACCGAGGATATGCTCAACGGTATTGAGGGAATCATGTATCTCGCCGGTGCGACGGGACAAGATCTCGCATCCACATCCGACATTGTGACCGATGCGCTCACGGCTTTCGGTAAGTCCGCACAAGACACACAACAGTTCGTCGATGTTATGGCAAAAACCGCATCCAACGCAAACACGGATGTCGGAATGCTCGGCGAATCGTTCAAATATGTCGCTCCGGTCGCTGGTGCGATGAAATACTCAATCGAGGACACATCTCTCGCTCTCGGCTTAATGGCAAATGCTGGAGTGAAAGCCTCGTCCGCTGGTACGGCTCTCCGAAGCTGGATCACGAGAATGGCATCACCGACAAAGCAATCGGCGGAGGCGATGGAGGCTCTCGGCATATCCCTCACGGATGACCAGGGCAACATGAAAGATCTCGCCACCGTGATGATGGAGACAAAAGGAGCTTTCGCAAAGCTGACGGAGGAGCAAAAGGCTCAATATGCTTCAATGCTCGCTGGTAAAACCGGAATGAGCGGTCTCCTCGCCGTGGTCAATTCATCGGATGATGATTTCAACAAGCTCACGGAAGCGATCCAAAATTCAAACGGAGCTTGTGAGGAGATGTATAAGACGGCGAATGATAATCTCGCCGGTCAGCTCACGATCCTCAAATCATCGGCGGAATCCCTGGCGATCTCTTTCGGTGAATTGCTGACACCGTACATCAAAAAGGCGGTGGAATGGGTACAGAAAATCACGGAGAAATTCAACGGTCTCTCCGAGGAGAAAAAGAAAATGATCGTCAAGATCGCTCTTGTGGTCGCTTCGATCGGTCCGATGCTCCTCATTTTTGGAAAGACCGTCACAACCGTCGGAAAGGTTGTCTCCGTTGTTGGTAAACTCGGAAAGGCACTCAAAACATTCGGCTCGATCGCTGGGCTGATCACTTCTCCGGCTGGAATCGTGATCCTCGTGCTCGGTGCGATCGTGGTTG